TTCTTGACGTGGGGTTTCCACGGGTATAGCCGTCTCATACGTGGGTATGCTGACATGTTGTTCTTGTGTGAAAGACTCCGGTGACACGTGAACGGTTTTCGTTTCCGGAACGGGTGCGGGCATAGGTGCCACAGTCGGGGGATACAGTGTCCGGAGAACCCAGAAAATCGCAAAATGTGCGACCACAACCACTATCAGTGTCGCAAATGCAATCGCTAAAATGTCTTTTAGTTCCATTTACTTCGTCTTCATCTTTTATAGAGTAGAAACAAACCGCAATGGAGAACCCTATGCTAGACAATCGCGTGGATGGACTGTATCGCCTTGTGAAGGGCAGAGTGGACTGGGACAACATCATCCCTACATGTTTGGAGGTTGCCCGGGAGTTGGAGCAGATGCATGAACTCAAGGGTCCGCAGAGACTGGAACTCCTCCAAAAGACGATGCGATTTGCGCTTCGTGAGGCAGAGTTGCCCAAGGAGAAAAAGGAGCACATCTCCTTCTTCATCAACACAGTCTTACCTATCGCCATGCAAGCAGCAATCCTTGCGTCCAAGGTTCCTATCAAGTCGATTACTCAGTCTTGCTGCTGGAAGAAGTAAACCTCGTGTGGCGACACTTCTTCTTTCCAAATGCGAGGTTTCTCGGAATAGACTGTCACCCGCACAAGTTCTGTGTGGTAGGCACGACTGAACACGGTATCTGTACAAGGAAACTCATGATAATACAAACGACCATTTGATGTCTCAATCAAGCGTCCAATGGTCTTTTTCTCGGTGTCGTAGCGACCCATTCCCGTGTAGATGTAACGAGTCTCATAGGTCGAACCCTTCTGGTCTTGAAACTCCTTCGGTACTCCCTCTCGCAGCAGCACTTGCATTCTCTGCTATACAGACCGTATTCTGAAAGACGATTCGTTTTAGGAGTTCATTGTCGCGCAAGGCATTGTTCATATCGATGACTGCCTTCTCAATGGCATCCTGCAGGGTCTTCCACTTCTCGGGGTCGTTCAAGAACTTGGTGTGGCGTGTCTGACCGTTCGGAAATCGCTCAATCAACTCGGACTCGGTTGCACCCGTCATGTCCATGTAGCAGCGCAACTGAATCTCATCGTAGAGCGGAACCTCAGGCCAGAACCGTGTTCGGTCCTTGGAATCTACAATCCGCTTCTCGCTCTCTACATACCCATCCGTGCGACCCACCAACTTGAACTTTCCATAATCCTTGCGAACTGTCTTGGTGTTGCGTTCCGTCACCTTGACCTCTCTCTCTGTCTCATAGGCATCCAGAATGTGATTTTCGTTCTGAAGTCCTCGTTGCGTAGAGACCTTGCTACGAATCTCATGGACCAGTTGCTCTCGCACCTGAGGTGTGAACGAGTGTCGCAAACTCAACGCAAGTCTTGCCTGTCCCTCCACATCCTTGAGAACACCAGGAATATCATTCGTTGCCTTACAGGCGCGGATACCACGATTCACACAGTCGCGAATCGCTTGCTCCTTGAGAATATCGTTGACAACAACAGAGAAGGGGCGACGATTTGTCGCCTTTTCTATGTCGGCAATACGAGCCTTGATAAGTTTGTCCTTGCATAAGAGACCATAGGTCACTTCATAGGCATCTTGGTACTTGTGAAGACCAATCAGACCTGCGACCTTGGATGCGGAGATTTCGGGAATGTACATTTTGTATGAAGAAGAACTATTTCACAGATTGGGATTCGTTTTACACGCGAACCACATACACAGCAACCGTGGCGAACACGATAGAGTGAACAATCAGACCTAGGGTCGTGGGACTGCCCGACACACTGGCAATGCGACCAACCAGACCACCGAGCAGGGTGTCCACGAGGCGGTAGGTCATCGGATTACCAATGATGAAGAAGAGAACCGCAAGGGTCAGGACCTTGTTGGGAACACCGGGAATAAGCGCCATTTGTATATCTTTTTACGCAGAAAAACTCTTTTGCATGCGAATGATGGCATCGATCCATCCTGGCATTCCGGCAATGATATTCGATACCGCAAGAGTTTGACTGGTCACAGGGGTTGTGTCAATGCTTGACCCCTCGCATACCAGTAGAATGGCGGTGCTCACAAGTGCTTGGCGTGATTTGGCATCAGTCGGACTCCAACGCAAGCAATACATCTTGTAGAGAACATCTGTATAGGGTTTGGCGTGGGATTGTGCTTGGCGACGAATACAGTCCCAAAACAACCACGCGGGATGACTTCCATGTGCGACAGATACGAACTCGTCTGTTCGGTTGGAAAAGGTCAGTGTCTGTTTGGTTTGCTTCTTGTGTTCGCGACAGAACGCGTAGACCCACGACATCCAATAGAGGGCGCGACCTGCATCTCGAACATCCGGGCGCAGACAATAACAGAACTCATTGATGGGGATAGCAATCGACATCGGATCGTCTCGCTTCAAAAAGAGTTTTCCGAAGATAGCAGAAGGCGCCTTGATGGTCTCCTGAATGGTAACGGGGTCAAAATCATGTGCGGGTTTGATGGTCGGAAGATTGGGAAGTTTGTTCTTGCGACACAGGGCAACCGTTGCTGCTGCTTCACAAATCATACGACGAACATCCGGATTGTTGCGTATCTGGGTCATATCGCGCAGATTGTAGGCTGCTTCCAGTGGCGCATACTTCTCGTAGGCATCTGCCAGAAACAAAAAGACATTGGGATTTGCCCGGTTGATGTGAAGAGCAGATGCTTCAAACAACGCCATCCAAAGAGTGTGAACCAATCCAGACGACAAGAGTTCCAACGACCAATAGCACGAGTAATCTGCGTGTCCAAGTTGAATGTTCTGTAGCAACACTTTGACGACATGCGCACGAACATGTCCGCAAAAGGTTGTTTTCTGAAAGTCCAAGACCGTGCGTGGGTCTGTTATCTCCATTGCTTTGTAGGTAGAAGGTTCATTGTTGAACTTGACGCAGAGGCGGATGTGCTCGAATCCACGCATACCAAAAGAGCAACAGTGTTGTGAGGATGACAGATGTTCCATAGATGTCCGCTGCGAGAGAGACTGCTACCATAAAAACACCCATATACAACCCCAAAAAGACAATTGCAACAAACAACATGACATACTCGTGGGGAATGTAACGAACAAGGGTTGCGAGTGTTGCAAAGGCAATCATCACGACAATGAACATCATGAAGAGTCGTGGATCCGTTGTGGTTGCTCCGAAGATCGTTACAGCAAATGTTGTCACAACGAGACTAACTTCCTGAAGAATCGAATGTCGTAGAAGAAGACCTACGAGCACGGCAGTGAACGTTACCAACGCAAAGAGTTTTGTAAGCAGGTCCATGTTTGAGATGATGAGAAGTACGAACATACAAAGAAACATTGTCGCAAAGGCAAAGTATTCTTGCCGAGTTGTGTATTTCATAGGATAGCGGCACACCGTACATAATCCATCTGGGTAGTAGCGTATATGGTCCTCTAAACAGCGTATATGGATATACATGGCTGTTCCGCGACAAGCACAGGGTGAAATCAATGTATCTGGATTGTTTGACTCCAAACATATCCTACATTGTGGGAGCATTGATTATTGTATTCGTCCGTAGTCTATACTGTTGAAACTTACGAAAGATAGTGAACGCAGCAAACAACAATCCAATCACTAACAACACATTCAGAATGAGGTTCAACCAATCAAATGCAGTTCGTTCCTTCATCTCTCCCTTCTTCCGTTCAATGAGAATCTGACTTCGGAGTTCCTCAATCTGCTTGCGAAAGGCATTCACAGAATATCCAAGTTCATCGCGTATGCTCAAGACACGGTCTTTCAATCCATTCACAACGTCAATTGTCTTTCCTTGTTGTTCGACGAGCAAGGACTTGTTCTCAAACTCTGTCTTAAATTTGGCAGCAACGGGATCCACCTCTGCCTTTGCAATTCGTTGTTTTTCTTCGTTGACCCATTCTTCACCATTGAGCAAGGTGTAATACTTCATGCGGGCATCCTGATATGCTTGGGGCGACTTGTCTCGTGCGTTCTCTGCGTCCTGAAGTTCCTTGAATGCATCCTCCAGTGCGGTTGTCTTTTTGATTTTCGCCTCTACAACCGGAAACTCTTTTTGAAACCGGTCATACTCTGCTTTGAACATTCCAACAGTTTGCCCTGGATCACGAATCTTCTCAATCGATGGCATGGGTTGATCCATGGGTATGGGAAGACTTGGCAACGGGTTCAATTGGATCTTGAGTTCTGTTTGACTCTCATGCACACAATGCGGAACACCGTCCACGAGTTTGAATGAAAATCCCTTATCTACAGGACACTGAATCACACATTGTCCTGATGCTCCGGGATTGAGTTGAAATCCTTCCGGGCATCGATTAGCCATTATCTATTTCTTAAGAAAGATTCCAATCGCAATACCGAGACAGACCAACAAGAATGTGAGTCCATGTGCTGCAGTGAGTGGAAGAATGAAATACCCAATCAAAGAGACGACGACCAATGCCAAAACGACCTGAAGCAGCAAAAGACGTTGTGAAACAATCCCCATAATCGTTCTGTATTCTTTCTCTGCTTCGTCACCTGGTGCAACCTCTGGGCGAGCAACTTTTAAACTATCGGTTATTTTCTTGACTTCATCTGCTGCTTCTTGGACGCTCCGATACGCAGAGAACTCTGTTTGAAGTTTGGAATATTGCGTGCCTTGGAGTTCACGTTCTCGTTCTGCCTTTTCGCGATCCTTTCGCGCTTCTTGGTCCGCCGCAAACTGAGCGCGCGCCTCTGCTGCTTGGTTGGCGACGCGTGTAGTTTCTTCCTCGTAGTTTGTCTGTGTTTCTGGAGTTGGAATCGCAAGACGTTCGATAGGGAAACTGTACCGATTGTCTTCAATGAGCACACACCGTTTGTCAAACAGTCCATCTTCGACGAACTTAAAATCACGTGGACACACGGCACGGCAACCTAGAAAATCACGTTCAAAGTTGGGTGGACAGGACATTCCTCTTATTTACGGTTCGGGATAAAAGAGTTCAACTTTCCATAGAGAGGAGCAATCAGTCTTGCTTGAGCAGAAATCTCATTGGACTTCCAACCCAGCGTGGGCGCTCCTACAGTCTTTGTGCTGTTGATGTAGGGAGCAACCTGTGCCATCATCTTGACATAACGCGTGTGGTCAGACGCATCGGTTGTCAAACGCACGTGGCGGGGCGTATCAATCTCAAAGTACGATGTAACGGGCATTTTTGTTTATAGCAAACAAGATAATGAGTAGGCCTACCCCATCGGTGGAACCCATGACGTTTTACAATGCTGTGAACTTGTACAAGCAAAACTATTTGGAATACAAGTTGACAGGACGACCCGAATTCAAGACTGCGTATGAAAATGCGCAGGCGTGGATTACGACATACTTGTCTCAACTGGACAAGCGGATTACGGAGGACAAGGAGTTTGTGAGTAAGTTTGTCACGGAATATCAGAACACCAATCCAGAACTGAGTGCTCTTCAGCAGCAGATGCAAACCATCCGAACCGAGGGACCGAAACTACAGGACCGCTATCAAACGGAACAAAAGATGCGTGAGGCAGCGCCTGAAGACTACACATCGTATTACGTCAAGGGAGGCGTAATACTTGCTGCCATTGGCATTGGTGTCATCGCTAACTTCTTCTGAAAGTATCCCTTGATGAGAATGACCAAAAGTAGCAGCAAACAAAATGCCAAAAAGATACCCAGATACAGATACATCGACCTGTCCGCAACGACTTGTTCATATTGGCGAATGCGACGCAGGGTTTCAATCCTATCTGTTTGCTTGTTCAGATCACTGTAATCACGCTGAATACGTGTCAGTTTCATCGTGAGTTCATCGCGAGCAATCCGGAGACTTCCCGTCTCATTTTTGACATCGGCAACCATAGCAAGCATCTGTTCGAGAACAGCAGCAATCTGAAGGTTGAGTGCTCTGAGTTTTTCCACCTCCGCATTTATGGTTTCTGCAGTGGTCGCTGACAACGCCTTCTCTGCTGCCTCTCTATACTGTGTATCAAGGTCTTGGTATTTCTTGTTCAATCCTTCCATCGCACCCGTTGGTTGTGATGTCATAGTTGTTGATTGATTGAGATAATAGACCTTCAGCGCCTCTACAATGAGAGGGGTCAGCGGCTTGCTGCGATCATCAACGTTTGCAGTGACCCAATTTCGTATCATCTCCTCCGTAATCGGTGAGTTTGATTTGGAATAGACGTCATTGTAGAAATTTCCAATAAAGTTTGACATAGCCAAAGGCATCATCTCCACAAATGCAGGTAACACTTGCTCCGGAAAGTCGGGGACATCTTTCATAAGGTCTCTCACTCTCGCCTCAGTATACTGCGGAAGCAGTCTCTTGATACGCTCAATTTCTCCTTCGCTGTAGAGTACTACATCTGTTCCATCCGGTGCCTTTATCGTTGCCGTTGGTTCCAAGTGTTCCCGAGAACTCCAGAGTAGCATAACTCCCGCTATGACAAGTAAAAACGGAAGAACCGGTCTCATTATTCTTATGCGACATTTGCGTCCTCTACTACATACCTCCAGAAGTCTGCGTTGCCCGCTGTATCGCTGGGTCGCTGGACGTAGACAATATCACCTGGGATAGCACCAATCCACTTTGCCATCGCATCTTGCGAATCAAGCCAAGGCAGTTGCTCTTCGGGTTTGGTAATCTTCCGCTTCTCATACTCCTTTGTGATATCGGGATGCTGCTTCTTGAAGTTCTCATCAAAGATGAAGTGCGGCGATACCATGCGATGGGTGGTGATATCAAACTGGAGTTGACGAATGTGGAACAACTGAATACGTTGCTTTGCCAATGCCTTGACCACCTTCAAGACATTCTCGGAGGGAGGCGAGAGCGTGACAATCACAAGACCCTGCTTCATCTCCATCTTGGACGCAAAGTCTGTCAACTTCTCAATATCACGTTCAAGCAGTCCTTTCTCCTTTTGACTGAAGATGACCAGTGTATCCCCAATCTTGTAGGCATTTGCTCGCTCCAGAGTGTCGAGGGTCAGTCTCTCCAAGTCTGTCTTCAGACCACGACGAGAGAGCATCACCTGTAGAATTTCAATTGCCTTATCTTCCATTGTGCTTGTTCCTTTCTTAGATTGTAAGCGGTTCGTTTTTTTCGGGTCTTCCTAACAATGAACCCCTTGCCATTTCTTTTGCTGGCGGTAGTCGTGATTGGCATCCTGCTGGCCGCATCCCGTGAACGCTTCCAACCCGAGTTTTTGGATAAGACACAAGTCCAAAAGACGGTTGCTGTCGAAGATTCGTCTTACCGTCAAGACACGAATCACGTGAACCCTGCCCCTTACAATATGGGTCCTATCGCAGGTATGCGCAGTCCGTTCCAAGTGAACCAATATAAGGCATACATTGTATAATGGAGTGCGAAACCCCTTATAAGAAAGCAGCGATTCCAAAAGCACTGCGCGAGCAGGTTTGGATTCGCTACATGGGGCGTAAGTTTGAAGGAAGATGTCGCGTGCGATGGTGTGGTAACACAATCACGGTATTTGATTTTCAATCTGGGCACAATATTCCTGAAAGCAAGGGAGGTCGCACGAGTATTGAAAATCTCGTACCGATATGTGCTCGTTGCAATGTGAGTATGGGAAACCAATACACCATTGACGAGTGGAATCGTTTGGGAGAAGGAGCAAGGTGGTATACGCGGTTTATCTTCTGGCGATAGTTAGAGTTCCAAACTGGGTAGAGCAGGTTTCGCAATTTCAGCAGGGAGTTTGGATGTCTTGCGAAATTCCAAGACTTCGTTCCAAAATGCTTGAAGGTCGTCGATATGGTCTGTAATCCACTTGGGGTCTTGAGGAACAAACACATCCTTCACTGATTGCAACACCCAATAAATGACCTGACAATCTTCATTGCCTTCTTCGTCGTAGACCACACGTCCATCGTCGTAGACTGTAAAGAACCCCTTCTTTCCTGAATGTTTCACCCACTCGTTGTAGAGAACCTGTTTGAATCGAAACTCTACATACTCGCATTCATCAATACCCGTACATTCCATCTGCATCTGCATCTGGTGCCAGTATCCAATCGGGATTTCATCTTTGGGTTGACGACTCATGGGGCACTTGAACTCAACAAGACGACCGTAACGTCGCACATCCTCTGCGTCATGTGGGATAATCAAACCATCCGGAGACGCACCCAAAAAGGAGTAACGAGGGTGTTGTACGCAGGATACGTCTAAGATAGTACACTTGGTCTGCTCTTCGTAGAGTTTCTTCGCAACGGGTTCAAATCGTGTTCCCCACAAAAGAGCGGGGATAGGATTCGCATTCTCGTTTGGGACATAGGTCTCTAGTTTCCGCATCATCACAGACCGTCTTGCTTCGGGTGTTCCAAACACATTATAGACTTCCGATGCGGTAATCATCTCTCCGCGCTTGGCATGCCACTGCGCCGTCCTCTGGTCGTTGATACCATACAGTCGGAGCACACGTTCGTAACATCTATCGCGTTTCCATAAACGTCCGACATCTCCGGCCATAAGTCGATCGACGACTTCAACGACACGTCGCTTGAGAAACGAGTAAGAGAGTTGAGATTCGAGTTGACGACAGAAGAGAACAAACTGGCGAACGCGTGTATGTAGGTGTGTATAGGGGCGATTCTCCAATAACCATGCGGAAAGCACATCGTCCATCTACTCTGTATGCTGTTGTTCTTCAGTAAGTCTATTTTCCTTATCTATTTGGTCTCGCAATGTCGCATAGTCTGCGATATCTACGCCTTCCAGGATTCGGGTTTCGGACATCATATCTTCCATCATCTCTGTATGCTGTTGTTCTTCAGTAAGTCTATTTTCCTTATCTATTTGGTCTCGTAACGTTGCGTAGTCTCCCGTGTCCACGCCTTCCAGGATTCGTGTTTCGCACATCATGTCTTCCATCATCTTTTCGACAAGTTCGTTGAGTTCATTCGTATGACCTTCAATGAGTTCTAAGGACACCCCGCCCTCATAATCAAGAGGTTCCGCAGTACATTGGTGGGGGGTCTCCAAATCGTCTCGTTCTTGCATGCGTTGTTTCTGTTCTGCTTCTGTTTGCTTTCCCTCCATTATTACAAGAAGTCATTTTCAATGAGTAAACCTATTTCCATCATGGACATTCAAAGCAAGGAACAATGGGTTCTTCATCGCCTAGAGAACTTTTATCGCAATCCCACTCATCTCGAGCGTGTCAAAACCATTCTAGAAGGAAACTCGAACATGAGTCTGCGATTGATTGATTGGTTGGTCACGAACTACGCCAAAAAGAACAACATCTCCTATTTAACGAAGGAGGGTAAGCATGTGATTGTGTATCTTGCCTACAAGAGTCATCTGAAGGCGTACAGCAAGAAGATGTTCGACCCATTCTGTCGTTGGAAGCGTATTCAGTTTCTGGGTATGAACACGACAGTCGGTCAATTGAACTTCTTTGAGTGGGCAATCCAGGAAGAGGTGTTGGATTTCTTGCAAGAGCACCTAGAAGAAGTCCAAAAGGATATGGACGATTGCTCGACGACGATTCAACCACAGGAGGGACGCAAGAAGCGCCATGAACTTTCTCGTTCTGCGACCAAGTCCATCTGTATGCACGATGTTCGCGTTCCTGTGAAATTTGATTAGTCTTATCTAACAACAATGTATTCGATTCTCAATCCAAATGTTATTTACCAAGACACCTCATCGGATGTCACGGAGCACGATATTGATGTCGTGTCCGACCTCTGGGAGATGGATGGACACAGCGTATACCGAGGGTCACGAGATCCGCGCTATACTCACGCCAATGTCTACTGGTTGTACAACGAAGACCTGGAACGAGTCGGTTGTTCCGAACACAATGTGAAAGACCAAGCAGATTTTCGATTGCTCTGGTTTCGTGAATCTGAGTTTGGAACTCTGCTCCAAGAAGAGGGTTGGACCATCACAGATGACCTGTGGTCGTATCTTCCGCGACACACCTTTGACCGGGCGTTCAATGAAGGGTGGACAATGCCGCATACCTTTCTAGAGCACTGTTTGTATGGTTCTCTTCGAGTTCTGACGTGGAAGGATATTGTAAGGTTGCCCACCGTCTATTCGTGTAGCAAGTGTGGTGCTCGATCGTTGACGTCGTCCAAATGTCGCACAGAGTCTTCTGTTCTCGACATTCCACAACAGCAAAAAGTCTTCTTTGTAGATGAGGATATGATGGTTCATATCCCACCTAGTGATTCATCTGTATGGTTTAGGTTGCAGAAGCAGCTGCGCGGCGGCGATTCTTCACACCCACAGACGGAGCAGGCGCAGGCGCAGGAGTCGCAACTGGAACACTCACCTCTTCCTCCTCATGCTCTTCCTCATGCTCCTCCTCCTGAACAGGTGACGAGCGAGCAACTGGCTTCACACTGACCTCCTCATCAATCTCATCCGCAAACACATCTGCTGCCGTCAAGCGATTCGGAGGAGACACACGCGCATGGGTAACACGCCAAGTCACACCGAATCCCTGCCCACTCACATACACACTCGGTGAGATAGCGAGGGACGCCTCCACGCGCTTAGGAAACACCGCAGCGATGTTCTCCGTGTCAACCTCAACCGGCTTACCCGTTCCATCAACAACGCTCATAGAGACAACGCCGTCGTAGACAGGAACCTTCATACGGAAACTGGGAGGATACTTACCGGAAGGCACCCACTCGCCATTCACCTTCTCCACACTGGGACTGATGAATGACTTCATGAGCGCAGAGAGAACATTGCGATCACGCGTCTTACCGAACCAACGACCACTGTTCGCGGCCGCAGTATCAAGCAACTTCTCCTGCATATCGAGGAGGAAGTTGTAGAGATTACCAACATCACCAAGGTCAGCAGATGCCCTCTCCTTCGCATACGGGTCACAACCCTTCAGCGTAGCAGACAGTTGGTACGTAGTCGCACCGCTATCCGTGTCCTTGATATTAATGCCCATGGGATACATCATCTTGGGAACACGGAACTGCAGGTTCTGACCATTGTACTTGATGGGAACTGACTTGCCGCCCGCCTTGTTCATGCGGATCTCGCCGAAGGTGACCTTGGAGATGTCGAGGTTTGCAGAGGTGATGATTGCGTTGGTTGCCATTGTTGTCGAGTATACTATGAACAGGTAGGCAAACTGTAAATTCGTTTTCATTTCACGATTTCATTTCCGCTTTCAAGAAACATCGCTTTGAAATACAATGCAATGCGCCTCTGTGCGAAAGAAGGGGTCAGAAGATCAATGTCCTGCGAAATGTTTACGGGGTCTTACTCTCTGTGGACGACACGCTCGATGTAAGAATACAACACTTTGGGCAGAAGTACACAAGAAGAGAGGCGATGCTATGATTCGAGCACAGGCACTTGTACGAGGATGGTTGATTCGACGACGTCTTGGTCTAGCAGGACCCGGTGTTCTATGCCGCAAGAAGACGACAAACGACGAGGATTTGGTTTCCTATGAAAGCAAGGACAAGGTTAATCCATTCGAATACTTTGCCTTCACAGAAAATGGAAAGGTCTGGTGGTTTGAATTTTCTACACTTTGGAAATGGTGTGCGCGGTCACATGAACCCATAAATCCATATACAAAAGTTCCCGTTGACAACGAGACATTGAAACGTCTCCATGCGTCTTGGTCATATCGGTATCGGCACAAGTTACCTCTTCCAGAAGAACCGACACATCCACGCGATCGACTTCACACACGTTGGAACATTGTATGTGCTTTGTTTTATGGGTTTGGGGCAATTGAACCGCGTATGTTTGAGCAGATGAGCAAGATGCAGTATTATACGATGTTTCGGTTCATCTCCGATGACATTCAAATCGTCATGAGCGATAGGGATCCCTACAAGGAGTTCATTCTCCGTATGTGTTTGCGCGCCCAACAGTGTGTACATGCTCTTCAGACAGACCTCTATGTTCTACAGTCCACCTATACATTGTTGCTCTTGCTTCTCCGTCCCAAAGACCCTTATGTTCTTGCGTTTACTGTTTTGTCTGCTCTCTATCGTGTTTGAAAATGGATATGATTTGCGCAAAGAAAAGAGGAGTAGAATGAATATCTTCTTCCTTTCCTTTAACGCCAAGATAGCCGCTGAATATCATTGCGACAAGCATGTCGTAAAGATGATCATCGAATCCGCACAACTTCTCTATTCTGCGCACTGGGTTCTCAATCCAGAGAACTTACCTGAAGGAGCATACAAGAAAGCACATGCTAACCATCCCTGTGCCATTTGGGTTCGTGAAAGTCTCTCCAACTACCGGTGGCTCTGCGAACTCGGTTGGTGGCTCTGCAAAGAATACCAGTACCGGTATGGTGAGCAAAAAACGCACAAGACTGAGTCGCATATTTGGTGGCTTCAGGAAAATCCACCCGCAACCCTCATCGACATTGGAGTCACCACCATCCGACTTGCCATGCCCGACGAGTACAAGTGTGGAAACCCGGTTCAAGCCTATCGTCGTTACTACAAAGAGTCCAAACTCGAAACCCGAAATATCGTAAAATACACCCGACGCGATTGGCCGTCGTTTCTCAAGCGGTGATTTTTCACCTTCGTTTTCCAGAAAAGAAATCCATTTACATGACCGCGGTAGGTTATAATCATATCAACGCGTTAGAAATGGAGACAACGAAGACTATTGTTAAGACAAACAAGATGCCTGCTGACAAGAAGACCGCGAAGAAGACCGACGCCACCGCGCCCGCCCCTGCCACCCCCGTGAAGGCTGCCCCTGCCAAGAAGGCCGCTGCCCCCAAGGCCACTCCCGCCAAGGCGGAGGTGGTTGTCCCGACTGTCGCTGCCCCCGCCGTGCCCGCTGTTGCCGAGGTTGTCGCTTCCCAGAGTTCTGATGCTCTGCTCGCGAAGTTGACCGAGACCCTGAAGGCACTGTCGTCTGACTTCTCCACCAAGGTGCGCGAGGCAGTCCGTGCGACCCAGGAGGCGGCCAAGCAGGCGAAGAAGGAGCAGCGTGACTCCAAGAAGAAGCGCAAGATCAACCCCGCCGACATGACCCCCGAGCAGAAGGCGGCATGGGAGGCGCGCCGTGCGAACAATGCCTTCCTGGTCCAGCGCCCGCTCTCCGATGAGCTCTGCGCCTTCATGGGTCTGAAGAGCGGTGAGAAGCGCTCCCAGACGGAGGTCACCAAGTTCGTGTCTGAGTATGTGAAGTCCCACAGCTGCTTTGACCCCAACTTCAAGCGCCGTATCCTCCCGAACGCCGCCCTCGCCAAGTTGCTGCGCGTCGATGACAAGACCGAGGTGACCTACCTGAACCTCCAGAAGTACCTGAAGGTTCACTTCAAGAAGCTCTAAATGTTCGGTATAGACAATGTGGAGTAGGCACCCAGTCTATCGTGTAGCGCACGTAATTCTGGGTCTTTGGTCTGTCAAGTTTCCTTGGATACTTGTCTTTGTTGTTCTGTATCAACTAGGTCAATATATCTATGATGTCCGTGTGTTCCCGTTCGAAGGACGGATAGAACCGGGCAATTCTATCGAGCATACTGCTCTCAAACTCACCGAGGTTGGACTTGGTTATTTGCTGGGTCTCTTGGTTTTACATTGAAAATCTCTCCGGGTGTCCGGATTGATTTTTCATGATGATATACAAATGGCACGTAAGTCTCGTAGAACGCGTCGTAGACGAGGTGGTGATATTTACACTGAGAAGAAGCAGGAACGCTCTGCTGAGATTCAAGAACTCGAGAAGTCTGGTGTCGCCAAGGAACTCATTGAACGCTACAAGAAGGAGCGCGCTTTGCTTCACGGAGGGCGTAGACGTCGCAAAATGACTCGTCGTAATAAGTAATGAAACGAACAGCACTTGCTGCCGATTTACCTTCGGCATCCACCGCTCGTCTTCCTCCATCCCAAAGACGGGATGATGACGAGTATGTTCTGCGACCACCCCGCGATCTTCCACCTCGTCAACAAGAAGAAGGACATGTGTGTGCGAAGAAGTGGAACAAGGGTATTGAACACGACCCCGATCCGCGCTATCCGATTGTCATGAAACCGAGCGCAGACTGCAGTTATGACATTGAGGGACAGATTGCCTATATCGGTCTTCCAGCTGAACGAGAATGGTTGGACTTGTATCTCTCAAGCGTAAAACGCCTCAGTCCCGCTGAAGTGTTGGCAGAAACGGGTATCTTTACGTGGTTGCTCTATCGCAAGGGAAGCAGTGATCTCCAGTTTGTTGCGTCAAAGGTCCATACACCGTATGAGATTGGAACCATTCATTATGCGTTGTACGAAGCAGTTGGTGCGACATCCGCACATGGAGCAGGAGAACTTCGACGCACATCGGATGGAAAGGTCTATGTGAACATGGCATCGGGTTCGTTTGTCGCCAAATGGGTAGGTCCGAAAGACGCACCCTGTTCGCTACTCGATATGCAGAACTATATCTTCGAGAAACTACAACCGTTTTTTCCAGGTGTTGACCTGATTCGAACGTCGAGTGAACAAACGTATATCAACATTGAGAATCTACCTATGACTCTTGCAGATTTGCAGTTGTATGCGGACGCGCATTTTAGAGTATGTCTACATCCAAAGGACCAGAGAGACGTCTGTAAGAAAGTAGGAAGCACGTGTGAGAATCCTATGGCACCACGGTCGTAATCAGTTCGTGTGGCATTTCCAAGTAAAGGATTGTGCTGAAAAAAGGAGAAAGTGCGTCATCGAGAACCAGTGATCGCTGTTTGTCGTTGTCTCGCAAGGTTGTTGTCATGCGTTTCAGTATGTCTTCTTTTTCAACAATCGGTTTCACACGAATCTTGCAGGTGTTCCGATGCCATCCACACAACGAAGAGGAATTGCACGAGTCCTTGTTTGTGTATTGTCCGCAAGGTTTGCGAACTTTGTTGACAAACTCGACTGGACTTTGTGTCGCATCTCCGTATGCGCTGTCTCCCAACCACTTCTCCAGTGCCTTGTAGAGTTTTCCACCTCTGCTCTCAATCATGCGACGCAAGTCTTCCCAATCGTCCGTCTGAATGTCTTTGGACAACGAATACAGCAAGAACTGATAGATTTCCTCTGCGTAGGAGGTCTTCTGTGCCAGAGCAATATCTTCCTTGTTGGGTTCTCCTTCTACCAAATCGGATTCCGGGTTGCGACGCAGGGTTTCCAAGACTTCTTCTGCGGGTTCTTGCGTGGTTGCTGCTTCCGGTTGAACGGGGACACGAAATCCAGAGGTAAGCAAGAGTTCTGTCATCATTCCATTGATGTTCTGAAGTTCACGCGAGACCTTGAACTGATTGTGCGATGTATCCGCTAAGAATGCCTTGGCAGTTGCGAGCGTCGGGAGTTCTGCTGTCAAGATATTGGCATACCCATTGCGAACAGGCACACCTGCGTCTGCCTTTTGACTGGTTGGTTGAATCGGAAGCACGCCTTCTTTCGGAAGAAACACTGCTTGAATCCGTTCAAAGGGGTCAAGGATGACTTCGTACGACGTCTTTCCCTTGCGCTGGACTTCCTTGATAGCATCCGCGAGACTTGGAAGATCTGTGGAGCATGCTTGGGTGTGAAGTGCGCGGAGATGAGGAAGTGTCTTGGATGCGAATGGCGGTTTGCGAAGGTCTGCGTTGTAGAAGGTCTTGTAGAGTTTCTTATCCTTCTTGCGTTCCACCAACGCAAGGATGTCATCGTCCAACAAGACAATCGTACGACTGTTTGCTCCAAGACGGTCACTCCAAAATCCACACTGAACCTCTCCACTTCGTGTATTCACAAGAATCACCTCCGATTTCAAAAAGGTCGTCACGTATTCCACTTCTTCCAGAATGGAGAACTTGCCCTGCATATATGCATCATCAATGTCGCCTCTGTTCCAGGTTCGGTAGAAGGAGCATTGCATAAGGTTCTCACGTGCTTCATTGGGTCGTAGAATCGGTGTGGAATCGTTGAGAAGCAGAGGGAGTGTCTTGGATGGACGTCCCAATCCAACACGGAACACATCCTTCTTGGCAGAGAGAAGGCGGCGCTGCTTTGTGGTGTCTTCGTAGTTTGTGCTCACCTGTAACTTCTTCGCAAGGTCATCCGGAATGTATGCCAATCGCAACGAGGGTAGCGCAGCAGAATCCTCTTGAAGAATATAGGTTTCATCTTGCTTCTGTTCGAGAACAACTGACTTGGCGCGTGGTTTTTGGTAACAGCAGGGGATATTCCGTTGGTTGATGGTCGACACATACTTCATGTAGTCTGGATACTTTGCCTTGTCTCGCACAATCACCGTGTATTCGAGTGTATCCAGATTGTCCGTGTTACGAACCTTTCCATCACAGACTGGGCAATGAAGTTCGCCATCGTCTCCGGTAACAAGTTGGTCTTCTTGAAGAGGAATCTCGTCGCGCATACACCAATACGGAGGGCAAATCGCAAGACCATCGGGGTCTTCAAGTGGAAGTTTCTCCGAATCAGGGGCACTCTCGTAGTTGTACTTCTCTCCAACTCGAGCACGGTCTTCGGGTGTCAGCACAACAACTTGCTTCTTCTTCTCGCATTTGCTCGGATAGATAGAGTTGTCAAACGTATTCGGGTCAAACTCCTGTAGACGATCGTTGAAGTAGTTGTAGGTGCGTGTGGTTGCTTTTCCGACAGTGACCTTCCTCGATGCTCGCGGAGGAGGTGGCGCAATGCTCGGTTCTTCAATCGTTTCTTCTTCACCAAGTCCAAGAAGAGCATTCAGTTCATCATCGGGATTGTATTCACCTTCTATACTGATTTCCTGCTGGGGAATTGCCACCTTCGGAACCACACGCTCCATACGACGAGGGCAGACGCTATCTACATCGTCTGCGTCCGATGAAAGGACATGTCGCAGAATATCTACGTATTTGAGTGTTCGGTCAATGTTGGTGACGAACTTGATGATTGCCTCGTTTTTGGAGAACTTGATGGTTGGATAGGCACGCAAGGACTTTTCAATGTCAAAATCCTGTGCTCGTTCTTGGTAGCGAGCAAAGAGAACATCTGCTTCCTCTTGAGGAATATCCAATTCTTGGGCAAGAAACTCTGCACTCAAGATGGCATCCTCTTGGGTAAACAACTGTGCAACTTGGAGTTCTTTCGGTGAGATGTTGTCAGACGAATGTTCCGATCGAAGCAGTCGAAACGTATCGTTCTGAAACCCAAAGAGGTTCTGTAGACACGGAAATCGATGCATATCAAACTCCCGAATATCTTTCGAATACGTTGCAACAAGCGAAAGGTCTGCAAGTTCCCATCGGTTCAGGTCGATGTCTGTCTGCTCGATAAAGGGCATCAAAGCATCCAGAGACTTCATCCATTCTTGGAGACCGAGTTTCAGTTCTTCCAGTGTCTGCTTGGAATCCTTCGAACGGAAAATAGAGACAGTGATATCCTTGTCTGTCACTGCGATGCGGTCAAAACTGTTGCGCGCAGTTCCCCGATACAGCAAGAGCGTTGGTTTCCGACGCTGGGGTTGTGTATGGTTGACCCAACCCCTCCACATGGGGATGTCCAACAATGGCGTCTTGGTTTTTGCGTCTGTGACAAAGAACTTGTGCCGCACTGCTTCCGTCTTTGCTGTGAAATATCCAATGTAGGGCGTTTCCTTGCTCACCGTCATTCCGTAGAACATCTGTTCAAAGCGAGCACGAGGTGCAGTAAACTCAGTGCTCACGAGAGGAATGTACCACTTCGCACGAATGAGTGAGACCTTTTCGTGTTTGGGTGTATCCAAGTCTAGGAGTCGCTTGATTTGTGCCTGTGCCTCCTGAATCGGTCCACGCATGGGTTCGATGGTGTTGGGCGTGTCATTCGTGAGAAAGGGGTAGTAGTTTCGTTTGACAAGTTCAGTTGCGGTGGGAGGAACTTCAATCGCACGAATCTCAGAGATGTCATACGAATGAAAGGTTTCAAACAGACTCTGTGGGCGAGGTAACGGGATTCGCGCAGGAGGAAGGGCGATATCAGTAGGAGGTAATGGCAACACAAACGACTCTTCATCGGAAACACCGAGAATGCGATACTCCTCAAAATCTGTTGGAGGGTCGTAGAGAGGCATCACACGCTCATTCTGTTGTTCCCATTCTTCGCGCGTAATCTCCTGTGCAGTGACACCCGGTTCAATCCGAACTTGTGTCGTGTATGCTTCCAGGATGCTTGCTGGAATGCGAACACCATCCAAGGACAATCGGTAAAACAACTCCGTCCAGTGCTTCGGATTGCTGGAGTAGTAGTCTTTGGGGAAGGTGCCCTTTACTTGAAGAAACAAGCGATCGGGATGCGAGTTTACAGCAAGGGCAACCTGCTGTCGAACTGTATCAATCGTGTCATCTTCAAAAAAGGTAATACTCTGTCCCGTTCCTGTAATCGGAACTGTCTTCATTACTTTTTGAACCTACTTATTTTTCAAGTTAGATCGGCGAGTCGGTAATCGTCATGCCACAATAGGGTGTCGGGCGTTGTGCGTAGTTCACGGGTGTGTAGATACCGACCTGGACAGCATCCTGTAGAATACGTTTGAAGTTTGCCCAAAACTCTTGCGTATGTCCGATGGTCTCGGTCATCAGATGTGCCATCTCATGGAGCATAACAAACATGATGGTGTTCTCGTCAATGAGCGGATACTTGGGCGGGTTCTTCTTGTCGCGGAGACAGACTACAATCTTCTGTCCCTTGTTCTCCGAATAGGAGGTGTCTTTCGAGGTCATGTCGTTCTCCACAAACACGTCGGGCGTGAACCTCTGCAGAAACCTTGTGACAGGAGGGTCCTGCGACAAGGCAATGTCCTGGCGATAGTGCTCGTAGAGCTTGACAAGTTTCCCTCGAATGGAAGACATCAGTCGGACAGCATCTTCTTTGTTGGGTAGATTTTGCATATCATATGAGTGGCCGTCTGGGCCGGTCATACGAATTATGTTACGTGGTCCTCCGAGAAGAGAATACGCTAACAGTGCCGATACACTCACGGCAGCAATGGGGAACATTACTTTCTACTGCGAATTTAGGCTGCAAGACCCTCCAGCGGGCGAGAGGACTTGAACGGATCAGGGTCGATGGTGGTGTTCAGGAACGGACCAACCTTCGACTGGGGGTTCGGCGCCTCGGAGCGGATGTCATAACTGGGGTTTCTGTTGGTCTGGGCGATACCCACGACGTTGATATTGCTGTGGTAACCTGCCTGGAGGAAGTTCTGACCCTTCAGGTCATCGGAACCGACGGGGTTCACGGCGGCCCAAGAGGCACCAATCTCACCCTTGGGGAGGAGCTCGGAGGAAGACAGGGTGGTCTCGCTATACGTCTGCTGAGACGAGGGGGTGCGACCCTGCAGTCCCTGGACGGAGACGGCATTGCCACCCACACCATGGGGGATGCTCATGTAGGGACCCTGGTCGGTCAAAGGACCCTGCGTACCTAGACCACCCAGTTCCTCGGCCTTATCCACCACGACCATCTTAGACCCCGAGTAGGAAGTAAAAAGAACATAGAGTGCGACGACACCAGCCAAGACGAGGCCAAGGCGAACCATTTTAGTCTGCGATAACTTCATCGTATGTTTATATGTTCTTGAAGACAAATTTCGCATGAGCAAAATGTTCGATTCGTTGTTAAACGACGTATTGGAACACTTAAAAAGACCGGAGGTCCAATCCTCCATTGAAAGTCATATCGTGCGACCTGTTATTTCAAGTGTTCTAAACATTCTATACCCCTACCTCTTGGGGGTCATGCTGTTGTGGCTCATTATGTTTGTCTGTGTCGCTCTCATTCTTCTCATTCTTGTTCGCGGGAGTTTGGTCGGGGTTGTGGTCGGGATACAATAGTTCGACAAGGCGGTCGCGAGGTGCTGTCCAGAATCCACGAATGCCTCGTTTCTTTGCCTCGTCGCGTAGTTGGTGAATCGTCATCTTCTCAATCTTGAGATGCTGGGGGACTTCGGGAAGAACAAGCAAGTCAATCAGTTGCTTCTTCTTCATAATGTAGTAGTGCTTGACGCCGAGTTTCTGTGCCTCCTTCTTGAGGTCGACGAGGCTCATCTGTTCGTAGTGAATGCGGTCCATCTTGGATGAGGGGTTCTCATCTGATTACTCACAAATTCGTTTTCTCTTTTTTCGTTGCGTGAATAATAATGAATCGTTCTATCTTTGTGGGTCTTCTGTTTGTCGCTGCCGTCCTGGTTGCGTTGGTTATCAACAACATGCTTGCCCGCAGCGTCCCTGTGCAGACGGAGGAAAAGGAAACGTTCGCTCAGCGTGAGGTGGGCATGCCGCTCGATATGCAAGCAGTGGAGGGTGCGACGGGCGTGGCAGGATACAGCGGAACACCCCCGCTCCTGGGCAGCGAACCCAAACCTATCAGCGAGAAGCCGTATGACATGGCAAACGACAACGAACTCTTCCTCTTTGAGGGCAATCGCATGTCAGCGGACTGCTGCCCCAGTCCCTTCTCGGGCGACCGCGGATGTATCTGCCTCACCGACAAGCAGATCAAGGAGTTCCAGTCTCGCGGCGGTAATCATGGCGCGTAATGGTTTATAGAAAACAATAGAAGTCAAGAGAAATGGAACACCTACGTAAACTACGTCAGTTCTTTCGTGATAAGGACCATACGTTTCCCATTCCCCATGTGAATGAGGCGATGTTACAACACCTAGAAGATACGTTGCTTCCGCATCTTCTACGTGTGCTTCAAAAGGACAATACACTCATTGCCGAGGTGGAACTCTTTCCCGGTATCAAGTGCGATTCGCTCTGGGATGGTAGCGATGACGCATGGAAGCGTCTTCAGATGGCACTGCTGTATGCCGTGTTGAACGGCGACCCGAAGGAGAAGTTTGGTAAGATTATCGACACCGTCAAGGGGTTGATTCCCGGTGGAGGCGCGCAGTCGGATGAAATCAGCGAGATTCTCAATGACGAAGAGAACCAGAACTCCTTCAAGGAAATTCTGGAACTCCTCATGAACACCCGCCTTGCCAGTATTGTGGGTGAAATCGCACAGTCCATTCAATACACAGACCTCGGTATTGATTTTGAGAACCCCGAGTCTCTACTTGCGATGTTGCGCAATCCAAAGGAGAGTCCTGCATTGAAGGAACTCATGGAGCGGGCACAGATGTTGTTGGAGGAGAAGATTCGGAATGGACACATCAATCAGCAGGAACTTGTCCGCGAGATTGAGATGTTGCGTGCGAAGTTTCAGTCTGCCTTTGGTCGCTATCTGAATGAAATGGTCGTCGGCGATGCAGGCGGTGGAACAACTGGAAACACTGCGCAACAGATTTTGTCCAATTCGCCGCAAGCCCGTCACGCACGCATGGTTGCTCGTCTACAGAAAAGACAGAAGGAAAAACTCCGTAAGTGAAGATAATAGATGAGTTCTCCATTCTGGTATTCTGAACCAAGTGTCTTGTTCAATGAAAAGACGTGGTACACCTTTGTGCCAACACCCAAGATGACGGTTCCGGAGGCACTCAACGCTGTTGTGCGCTTTGTTGTGTACCTGTCCACGCTCTTGTTCATCACATCGATGGACCCTATGTATTTGCTGTTTATCCCCGTGGTGATGGTTGTGACAATCTTCCTTAACGGTCTCTTTCCCCAAGCAAAGAAGATTACAGAGGACTTCGTGAGTTCCTATGTGGGCGAGATGCGGACACGCCCCACAGAGGACAATCCGTTCATGAATGCGCCTCTCACGGATATCAAGGACAACCCGAACCGCCCTCCTGCAGCAGACGTCACGGCGAAGGATATTCGCAATGAAGTCAACCGTGCGTTTGCCCAGACGTCCAATATCTACATGGACACGACGGATGTGTTTGATTTGGTTCAGTCGCAGCGCAACTTCCACACGGTTCCGGAAGATGATCACGCAGGTCTGCTGAAGTTCTTGGGTAAGAATGCTCGCTCAGACAAGCTTCTAAGCGAAGGTTATGTTGTTGCGAAGGGTACGGTGACGGAGCTTCCGATTCCGAGTACGACGGAGGCGCCGAAGGGATACACGCCTGCGTAAGTTTATTCAGGGCACGTACAGGTTCCATCTTTCACGACGCCTCCAGTGTCGGCACATCGTGCTACAAACGCAGGATCACTTGCAATAGCTGCCTGTGCAAGAGGACATGCTCGTTCACGAACCGGACGCATACCAAAGAACAGTGCGAACGCCACTACCAAAAGAAGAACTGCAAGGATTTTTCCACGCTTCATTGCTTATTCTTACGAGAGAGTTTCCAGTTCCGACGGGTATGGCGACGGGTCTTTCTGCGCGAACCGCCCTTCTTTGTCGGAACACCAAGTTCTTGTAGGATTTGACCACCGGATTGGCGTGCACCTGTAATGACGCGCTCTTCACCTCCTTCGGTGATGTATTTCATCGTGGGAAACCCAGTGACACCCGCAGAATCAGGTGTATCGTCTGCCTCAATCTCTGCTGTATTTCCACCCATCTTCTTCTTGGCTTCCTTCCATGCCTTCTCGTTGGCAGCGCAATGGGGGCATCCATTCATGAAGAACAAGACGAGCAATGGACGCTTCTTGAGCATGCGCTCAGCATCCTTTTTTCGCGCAGAACCTTGTGTCAACATTTATATCACTCTCTAGAAAATGGCGTGTATCACGTCTTTGGAAGAAGATACAAGAACAGGAGAGTGGAGAGGTGTTATTCTTCGCACTGGACAAGTGAAGACATTCCGGAGTATTGATGACTACCGGCAATACGTCAAGAGTGAAGAAGAGAAGGGAAACTATTGTCCGAATGTAGACCCGACCTACAATGTTCGGTATCGCAAGGGTCAGAACACAACGCGTACAGGGTTCTTGGAGTTTCGTCCACGCGACCCCGTAACACAGGCAAAATACGATGCGATGTCCCCAACGTGGGAAGGTGTTGATTCCTCTATCAAGGCAGTCGAACAGGGATTGTACAAACTCGACAGCGCAGAGATGGTTCAACCTCATTTGCGCAATCTGATTCCCGATGGAAAGAAACCCACAACCCTCTCCACTACATCTGGACCCTTTCCGACTATCCAAGAAGATGCGTTGGAAAGTCCCGAAACGTTGTTCCGTGCGGTTCGTCAATCTTGTGTTATACAATAACAATGCTACTATGGCTATTTGTCATAGCCCTTTTGCTCTTCGCATGGGGATATCGCGAATCCTTCCAAGACCCCGAGTTTCCGGTCACACGTCCAGATATCTCCAGTGGTTCCTGGCGAAGTATGATTGATGCAGAAGCGCCTATTGGAGGAAATGACGAAGACTACATTCGTGTCTTACAAGCGTTTCATGATAAGATTTATCAACCAGCAGAACTACGACCTCGTATTGCGGACATTGAACAGTTCTTGTCTTCGCCTGACGCACAGATACCTGGAGTGGACGTCCCTTCGTTGCGTAAAATCATTGCGCGTGGGTTCCGTATTCCTGTGGAAGAAACTGCTGCAGCAAAGGAACAGAAACAAATCGTAACAACGGGTGCGTTGGTAGGATTTGCGGGTGCCAATCTTCAACCCGAGAATGCTCGTGATGGAACGTATGCCCATCTGACACAGGATCCGTATGTTCCCGCGGATCAACGAAAGGGAAATCTACCCGAAGGTGTTTACGATCCAATCTTACAACAAGATACACCTCGTCGGGAAGGATTGTGGAGCGATGGCACGACCAGTTGGAGCGATGCCTCGTTTTATTCCACGTGTCCAACTGGGTTTGGAATCACAAGTCAGTTCGAATGTAGTAAAAATGTTTTGTAAAGAACAATGAAATCGTGGGTCATTGTACTCCTCGTTGTCCTAGCATTGCTTCTGATTTTGCTTGGACTTCGTGAGGGATTTGAAGCAACAGAGTTGATTAAAGACCCTGCAACATGGGATACCGCAGAGTATTCACGTATTCGTGCGATGGTCACACCCATTTCGACTGCAAACGATAACGATATCAAGGAGATTGTCGGCGGTTTCTTTGCAAAGTGGAAGGAGGAAGATTATCGCATCACAATGGATGAAGTTCGCTCCTACATTTCTTCAAAAGGCGTGATGCCCGACCGTAGAGCAGAGTTCACAGATATGGTAAAGGCGTACTACATTGACCAAGGACAGTCTGTCTTTCAGCAAGCTGCTGGATACGTATCGAGTTTCGTAGGCGAGAACACTGCGGGTCAGTTCAGTACTCCCACATGCCCGACTGATTACACACTTGCAACAGACGGAACCGGTAAGTGTAAGTACAAGGACAATACCCAACCGCCCATTGAACCCACATGTCCTTCCGGTTCAACTCTGACGTTTGACAATCCTCCTCGCTGTAGGAATCCGAATGCGACTGCGCCGACTGAAGAAAGTACTAGCACGACTCCGCCGACTAGTATCGCATCCACTCCGGCACCTGTTCCAACATCGAACACATCTGCTCCAGAAGAATACACCGATCCCATATGCCCAACGGGAACTTCCTTAGATGCAAGAAAGCGATGTATTTATCCCGGTGAACCCCAAATGATTACATGTCCATCTGGATATACACCAACAGCGGGTGGTGTATGTAGAAAAATAGGCTCAATGGAAGAAATACCAGGACAATGCCCTTCCGGACATATACGTGAAGGTTTAGCTTGTATTCGCACTGAACAACCTACGTGCCCCAGCGGGTATACATTCCGTTCGGTGGAATCTGGAAACACGTGTTTCAGATTGAGAGGAAGCACGGCAGGAACGACAGCGGGAACGCCGGGAGCAGCCGCAACGAGCAGCGGAACAACGACGGGAAATACAACGGGAGGTGCATCGACGTCTTCCTTTGGACCCAACTCGGGGTCTGGAACCGGCGGGGCAGTCTGGGGTCCTGCGTTCACATCCTTCGGTTCGTTGTTGGGAGGAAGCACGGGCGATTCCACACAGTCCACTCAATATCCTATCTTGCTTGGTGGTCTCGGAAACGCCAGCACCCGAATGGAAGGTGCCGGTATCACACAACCTTCATCAAGTTGGCAACTTTCGCTGTCAGGTCAACTTCCTTCTTCAGGGTCGTTGGGTTCGGACGCAAACAGTCAATTCCTGCCTTACTCGCGCACACCCGGTGACCAGGATATCATTCCAGACCCCTTCCGCGTGAGTCAGCAGTTTTCTGCGGCATCGTATTCCTCTCGACCAGAACCAACACCGTTCTTAACGGATTTTTCTGCCTTCCTCGCATAAAAACGAATACAAACGGAGTTAAGTAAAGACAAAGGAGAAGAATGTTCGGCCTACGTAATCAACGTGGGAGCTGCTGGATCAATGCTACACTTCAGGGATTGTTTCGTATTCCTGACGTGCAGCAACGTTACACCAAGGATGAGGCAGATGAAGAAAATCCAGTGGACATGGCGATTCAAGAAATTTGGAAAACCCGTGGCGAAGATGGACTCACCGACCTATACGAATGTATCAAGACCGCCACGATGCCTGCTGGAGAAGGTATTGGCGATTCGCACGAACTTCTGGAGTATCTGTGTGACAAGGTTCCCTTTCTCGACAAACTCATGCGATTCAAAGTCGCAAACAGTGTCAAGTGCAACAATCCGAAATGCGAGTACAGGGACACACACAACGACTCGCTGATTGAGTTCTCCATTGTCCCATCCACTCCAAACCAGACAGTGTCGGAATCCATCGTGAATGCCGTGCGACCCTTTACAATCGACGATTGGACCTGCGACAAGTGCAAACACAAGGGATGTACAAAGCAGTTCCTTCTTGGAAGTTTCCCACAGATGTTCGTGTTTCACCAAACATCGGTCGATACATCCATTTCGTATTCGGCAGTTCTAGTGGTCAACCGAATCAAATATGCTCTCTTCGCCGTGATTTGCTTCAATGGCGGTCACTGGTGGACGTACGGGCGAGACCTACCACCCGGAAAGCCGTGGTATGAACTCAACGACAAGCACATTCAAGGCTTTGACCCCGGGCACTTTCCATTGGTGGGTCGTACGATGCGTCTTCTCATGTATTATCGCATCAACGAAGACTCTAAAAATGTTTCATAAAGAGTAATGAATAGTTCGTCTTCTGGGCAACCCGACCCTGAAAAACCCAAGTCGGAACTGATGGGTCCTGCTGTGTACGCCATTCTAGCAGGAGCGTTCTTGGTCGTCTTAACCTTTTTTGTCTTGTTCTCAACCGGATCTGTCCTCGCTGTCCTTGTTCTCTGGTTGCTTGTCGCACTCATCGTGGTTGTCCTGATTTACTACGGATTCTTGGACATTGACCGGGTACTGGGCGACCTCTTCCCCGAAGAGAAGAAGGAGGAGACACCTGCACCCACAGAGGCTGCTCCGGGAGGTCCCATGATTGGTAGCGAGGTCTTCCATGTCTCTGACAATCAGTTCACCTACGACGAGGCACCTGCGGTGTGTGCTGCATATGGTGCTCAACTGGCAACTCTCGAGCAAATCATTGAGGCGTACAACAAGGGTGCCGAGTGGTGTGGATATGGTTGGTCTGCGGGTGGCATGGCACTCTACCCAACACAGAAGAGCACATGGGATGAACTCCAGCGCGAGGTGGATCCGGGTAAGCGCACTCGCTGTGGACGACCGGGTGTGAACGGTGGTTATTTCAACCCTGCTACCAAGTTCGGTGTCAACTGCTTTGGATTCAAACCCGAAGGCGCATTTACACCTCCTGCTCCTGTCCCTGGAACAGATATGGAGAGCTTCCGTCGCATGGTAAACAAGTTCCGTGAGTTGATGAGAACCTTTACACTCTCTCCTTACTCGCGTATGGAGTGGTCGGGTTACGACTCAACCGTACAAGGTCAGGTGAGACAATATGGCTCGCAGTTCAAGCAAGATGCGGGGAGACTGGTCGAGGGATTTGAACAAGCAGACCCCAACTACATAGAAGCTCCTACTCCGGGAGCGGCATACACTGCTGCTCCGTTCGGTTTAAAAGGACAGCCCGGCCAGGAGGGTCCCCCTGGTCCACCGGGGCCGCAGGGACCAACGGGTCAACCGGGAGCACCGGGGTCATCGGGACCACAGGGTCCGCCGGGACTGGGACTTAGAGGTCTGCCGGGAGACCAAGGACCCATCGGGCCCAAGGGCGAACAAGGTATTCAGGGGGTGAAAGGCGACAAGGGTGACAAGGGTGACAAAGGAGACCGCGGAGATCAAGGACCGCCTGGAACTGCGGGGTCTGCTGTAGGTGTTGTGGGACAAAAGGGCGACAAGGGTGATAGAGGCGAGAGGGGACTGCCAGGCGAACGCGGTCCACAGGGAGTTCCGGGTATTCAAGGACCCGCTGGACCTATGGGACCGGGTGGACCTGCAGGACCCGCTGGACCACGTGGAGCGCCGGGGATGTCGTCCTTCACATGTAGAACTCTTGAGACTGCAAAACAAGAAGGTACTGGTCTAACGGTCGAGTATCTTGACCGCCAGGATGTCCAATGTGGTGCTAATGAAGTTCTCGGAGGATTCAAATTAAAGAACGACGCACGTGCTAAACGAGTTTGGTATGAATACAAGTGTTGCAAAGCACCAGAACCTGTAGGTGGTTCGGGAGTTGCGTCATCTGCTGCCAGAGTTTAAACCAAGTTCAACGGACACCACTTGCGACCCAGACGAACAATGCAAGGAACAGTTCCCACACCACGACCATACGAAAGAGGTCCACCCTTGTAGCAGAGATACGGCATGCCCGGAATACGCTGAGGATACTCGGCAGGACACTTCTTGTAGCACAATCCGGCAATCTTCTCGGGATGTTTGCCATCGCGCAACCAACCGGGTAGTTTACTGCGGTCTTGAGGGTAATCGCAGATACCGCCGTTGTTCAGACGACCTCGGAGTTTTCCACCTTCCAGTCCTCCCCAACATTCCTTGAAGAGACCGCGCCATGCACAAGGGTTCCAGCGCAGAGGTTCACGGCAAATCAATCCGTCGTTGTTCCACCCAGGAGGACACGGTTCCAATCCAACCGGTTTTCCAACACCTACATTGCGAGACTCTGCCCAACAAACAGGTCCTACACCCTTAAATCCAGAACGACACGGAACATAGCAGAGACCTGCGTCCTTGTCGAGTCGGTCACCTGGACAGGAGTTTGGAAATATGCTAAACACTTCCACGCCATCGTTGACAGTCGAGTCCGTTGTCACAATGTCTTTTCCACCGACGACAAGTCCAAAATGTTCTTTCGTCTTGACGGCCAAGAACATGATGGCTATGAGAACCAGCAAAAGTTCATACATTATTTTTCCGCCATATTTTAAGATGGATACAACGATCGTTCAACCCAAGCATTATGACAAGAAAGAGATGCAAACAAAGGTATCTGTGCCTGCTGCGAAGGGCGGAGTGGAAACAACCTATCCCTTCCAGTGGCTTCTTTTCAAACCACAAAACCATGCCGTGGAGCCGTTTGTAACAAACCAAGCTTCAAGGAATGGGAATACCATCCGTAAGTAGCGGCGAGTGGTTTCGATCCACTGACTTTCTGGTGCCTAGGCGAATATGAGCCAGACGCGCTTCCTCTGCGCCACACCGCTGTTGTATGTCGAGATACAAAAATGTCTACAACCAACGAATGGCGATAAAGGGTTCGGCATATTCAATATCTACACCCACAAAGATGTCATGAAGACGTGTCATGAGTTCGTATGGGTTTGGGAATAGGTTTTGTACTCCACTACCTTGGTATGAAATCTTGTAATAAAGGTCTCCCTGTTCCGCGCTTCGCTTCACGTGTTCCACAATGTTGTTAAGCATCTTCTCTCGCTGTGCAGCAAGAAATGATGCCCGCATACCCTGTAACTCTTTGCGTGTGATTCTTTCCATACCTCTTTGAGCGTCCCAGTGTCTAAATAATCTTGTGGGTGTCTTACAACAAAGATGGAAGTCGCCATGCTATTAGGACTTGCTGCTTTGGGTTACGCCCTGTCCGCCCAGAAGCCAACTGAATCAGAAGGAGAATCACTTGGATACATCAACCCCAAGGAGACCTATGTGAACCCGCAAACCACTCTTCCAGAAACAGAGCGCGTGACGATCGTCAGTTCGTCGGAGGGTCACAACAACATGGTCCCGTTCTTCGGCGCTAACGTGACGCAGAGCATGTACAACGGAGCGACGGATGGTATTCTCGACACCTACACTGGCAGCGGTAAGAATACCTTCTTCCGCAAGGAGGAGGCGGGTGCTTTCTTCAAACCTGAAGCTGGAACGGGTCTTCCGTGGGGCAAGCAAGTGGAGACAGACTTTGAGCAGTCGCGCATGGTCACGTCTATGGCAACCAAGAACGTCTTTCCGATTCAACCCACTCTGGTCGGTCCCGGTGTGAACGACGGTTACACAAATCTGCCGTCGGGTGGTTACCAGCAGGATTCTGCACGCGAGTTTGCGCTGCCTCGTACCACCGATGAAATCCGCGTGGTCAACAAACCCAAGTTGACCTACACCCAAGACCCTGTGCCTGGTTCGCACTACATTACTGAGATGGGTATCCAGGCACCCGTCAAGAAGAACCGCCCCGACCGCTTCCAGGTTCTTCAGGCGGCGGATGGTTCTCTACCACACGTCAATACCACTCTGGGTCAGCAAGTTGCTGCTGCGGTCTACCCGACACAGTTGATGAAGGAACAGGACCGCGAGAGCACAAGCGTTGCCTACAATGGAACCGCACAGGCTGCCGCCGGTGGTTTCTTGTCCTACATCCGTGCCTTTACGGAACCCTTCCAGACCTTCATGAAGTTGACGGTCGAAGGTCGCCCGACGCCCGCAGGTCCCGTGGGCGGTGCTGCCCTTGCCGCGGGTCCTCAGTCCTACAACGTCCAGACCCATCGCGACGAGAGCTTGTTGGACAACACCCGTGGATTTGAGGCACCGTTGATGACCTTTGGTGGTCAGGCACCGACTGCTGCCCAACAGGGGTCGTTGAAGTATGTTGTGCCACTCCAGGAGGACATCTACACCCAACGCAATGAACCTGGTATTTTGGATGCCTTCCGCAAGAACCCGTATACACAGAGTTTGCAGTCTAGTGCGTAATGGATTTGTTGCGGTATTCAGATACCGTATTGACCATCTGTTTGCGTGACAAATCGCGACGAGAAATCCACGATGTTCTTCGTGCCATCCTTGTCTATCCATCTCGCATTCGAGTGTGTCCGTGTGTAGAAGATGCTTGGATACGGAAAACACTGGAGTTTCTCGGCGCACAACTAAACAATGAACCATCTCATTGACCGTGATATTTTGTCTCGTGTCGAAAGTTCGCTGATTGTTCGGCGCGACCAACTTGTACAAGCAACATCCTGGACTTTCAACATGGTCTTGCTTGGACTCGTCCTCCTCAGTTTTGTCTATTTCTTGTATGTCCAGTACAACTCGACGCAAGAAACACAAGAGGAAGAAAAACGCATTCCCTTTGAACCGACCACATGGTATTCCGCAACCCGAAATGTTCGTGCTGAAGAATATGGACGTCAACTCCAACCTTTTGAGATTGAAACTGGACATGGTCTACCGGGATCTGGCTATTGAGGAAGCACAGAAGCGGTTTGGAGAGATTACGATTACGGTTCCCGAGGTTCCTGTGGAAAAAGCAGAACCTCCCAAACCTCAGCGGAAAGCAGTTAAAATCATTGTGCGTAAGAAGAAGTAATGACAACACCACTTTCATTCATCAACAACTCTCTCACCGTGTATAAGTTTGAACCCTTCTCTTATACA